GTTTATTGCGCTCGGCGACGGCTAATTCGTGATTAAGTATGGCTTGTTGCAAAGCTAGGCGGTGAGTATTGCCCCACCGCACTAGCAATGCGTAGTCTTTAGAATTCAAATGGTTCTTCGTCATCTTCTTCTAATGATATGGGTTCATTAGAACCATGATGAAGTATCTCAAATTCAACTATATAACTATGACTTCCATTACTTAGAAAATTGAGATCATTCTCTAGTTCCTTACGCATATGTTCTTGTAAAGATTTACGTATTCCATCTACATCAGACCAATCTTGAATGATTATATTCTCATTGCATTGAACTATTCTAACTGTAGCTGTGAACATCATGGTGTCCAGGCCTTATACATATCTTCCGAGTATTCCTTGGGTTTCTTTGCACCTATCAACCCCTTTTGACTTATATTCTTATTCTCCCATGCACTTATGAAATCACCATCCAAGTAATTTATGAGTTCTTGTGTGTTGGCATGAGTGTTCATATCTCCCATCATATCATGTATCTTGACGTTGGCCTCGTAGAGTTTCATATCTGCAAGTTGTCGCAATAGAATAGTGAAGTCTTCAAGCTCACTTACAAGCTGCATGAGAAATGAACGCACTTCTACAGGAGTCGGCCCAGGAGTTTGTTTCTCTTTCTCTTTCTTGACCGAACGATTATATAGATAAGTGAGCATGAGAGCTACGTAGTGTGGCAGACGTTGAATGTTCGCCGCATTCTCTAAATAACCAATAAGAGTTTCCATATCTAAGGTCTGTCCCTTATATTTAACCTTGTAGCTGTAATCAGCCGTCTCAGAAATATCAAAACGACAACGAAACAAACCTTCACCAGATAGTTGAGTTACTTCCTCAAGCAAACGCTTTTCACACAATTGTGCGACCGCCGAGTGCATACCTTGATAAGTAAGTCCTCGTTCTCTTGCCATAGAGGAAATAGTGCGAGTTCTTTCGTAACACTTAATGAGTACCCATATCTGAGTCTTACTAAGTTTCACACCCTGATAAGCTAGCTCTGTGATGTAATTTAAAACATCTTGATTCTGCTCATCGTCCGTAGACGAATTTGGGTCAAAGGTCATAGGGTCCAATGTGCTCCTAAGAGTGCGGGGTGTCAAGGGATTCTTCAGTAAAAGGGTCGAAGCAACTAAAACGTGGAATTATTGGGTTAGACTCAAGCGGATCTCTTGTGGGTGTATGACACGAATCAACAAAGGGGTTAATTAGAGGTTTCATGGCACTTGAGATGTAACCTTTCAGTGGTTGCTTTGCTTTAAAAGGGCAGGTCAGAGGGGGTGTCAGTGAAGCAAGTTGAAAGCAAGCGAAGCAAGTGTGAAGAAAGCTCGATGCAAGCCAAAACCAGAAGTAGTAGCCCCCCTAAAGGGGGCTACTCTGGTAGGTTGCATCCCAATCTCAGGATACGTAAGCTCGGAAAAGACTACATGATATAATAGAAACAAGCCACTTCCTGTAGGAAGCAATAGATATTCTCGAGTTCTAAGTTAGTTATCATTGCTGTGAAACGTTATGAAACAGGCGCAAAACAGTTACTTGTTGAGAGTAAATGAAGCTTCATGCACGCTAACCGAGTTTCTTTTTTATTAAGAAAGTGCTTGACGAATCGTTAGAAAAAGCGACGCTGTCGGCGTTGCTGTGACATTGGTCACACGTCGGTCACCTAGTCCATTGTGCCCGGTCACATAAGACTAGTCCGCCTAGTTCGTAGTGACTAGTCAAGACTGTCTAGTCTTTGTGGACTAGTCACCTATCACAACTAATTCCCAACAAAGCTAGAATGCTTGACTTAGGTGCCAGAAATTTAGTACGCTGACGGTGCAACAGCAAAGACGCACCGGCAAGCGGGCGGAATCGAGCGCAGTACGGGGGCCAGCACCTAGGCCCGGTAAATAATGGTGAGACTACGGGTCGGAGGTTGCTCCGCCGGGCACGATTACCGACTGTCGTCTAATCAGTCGGACCAATACAACCCACTACTAACAAACTTAGAAAGGTCCACCTAACATCATGGAAACATCAATGCTCGAAACAATGGAGAAGTACGGGGTTAGCCTCGCTAACGCTGGACAGAGTGAGACGATCATCGGTCTTCGCACGTTGTACGTGCAAGGTCTTTCGGAAGTCTCCACCAAGCAAGCGGAAGCGGAGAAGAGCGGCGAAAGTCTGCTGAAGCAAGTCTCTTCTCTGACAGATACGGCAGAGAATCGGACTGAAGTTGCGGAACTGCGGAAGCAGTTGCGATCAATCGTGTTCGGAGCGATTGAGAGTAACCCACAACTTGCCATGCATCTTGGTGAGGTACTGGGCGAACTCAAGACCGATGTTCTTGGTGAGAGGGATTACCTACTCGGCAAGGTGCGGCAAGAGATGGCACCTAAGCAGAGCATTCCGACCGATGAACTTTCCGAGCGGAAAGATGATCTGTCAGAACTGGCAAAGCTAATCCGTTGGCTTTGGGATCTCGTGAAGAACGAGACTTTCGTGAAGACTTCCGAATTCAAGTCAGCATTCCCGATCAAAGCAAAGACCGAGAATGGGCAACCGGTGAAGGGTGTCTTCATTCCCGATCTTCCGAAGTTGCCTCGCACTGCGTCAGATAATTCCGCACCCGTTGGCCGTGCGGCAGTAATCGGGCGCATGAGTTTCGTTTGGAATGGTGACGCCATTCCCGTCGGAACATTCCCGTCTGACATTGCCCACGACTACGTGAGCGATGCGAAGTCAGGCTTTGTTGTTGACTTGCGAGGAATTCAAGAAGCGGTCAAGGCTACCGGCGGAGATTTCTACTCTGACGCCGCATGGACCGTAGATTTCCCGACTGGCACACTTGGGCGGATGGCACTTCCCAAGAAGCAGGGTAAGTAAAGAAGAACTAAGACCGAGACTCATTCTCAATACGGGAATGAGTCTCGGTCTTCTTCTTTCACTAACTTTCGTGTGTGTGCGCACGCACATACTATCAGTATGTAGCATACTGATAGTGAGAACCATTCTCACTTATGCAAACCACTGCATAAATATTCACGTCGAACATTTGTTCGGGAATTTCGCACAAGTGATAATGAGAACCATTCTCAGAACGTTTGTTCGACGTACAAGTGTTCGGGAACACACGTTCGACGGGCAATTTGTCCGAAATCGGTCGGTCTGGGCGGTTTGCGACGGAACGAAGTGGAGGTAATTCCATGAATACAAATCAATAAATAATACTTAGACTAAACCTAAAAACCCATAATTCAGAATAACAGGTTGACACACAGGATACTCTCAACATGAGACGGCCTGTAGGAATAGCCAATTGTGCGTGAAGGCAAACCCCATGCCCCGTCAATTAAGGTTAGATGCCGGCCTCGGTATACTACAGGCCGTCTCACTTATACACTATTGTATAAGGGATCGACCGGTCGTCTCACAAAAAATCTCGAAAGAAAGTTAGACCAATGGCATCATCAACTCTCGCTGATCTACAATATCAATACTATGCAACTGCCCTAGGTATTTCACTAACAGCGGCGATGAATCAGTCTCTCAACGATTTAGAATACCAGGCGTTATCTATAGGCGCTCTATCTGGAGGTGGTACAGCCACTCCAATTCGTGATGAGGGAGTTCAAGTTGTAGCTGCTCCTAATAAGTTGAACTTCATCGGACCGACAATACAAGCAGCCAGTGATGGTGCTGGTGGAGCTAACGTTACTGTTGCGCCAACTGCTCTCTTAACCCCGTCCAATCCTGTAGGGCAAATCTCTGCTACGAACGTTCAAGCTGCGTTACAGCAAATTGATCAGAAACAAACTCTGACACAATGGATCGAAAACCTTAAGACAGGTACGGACGTCTTTGACGAATTTCTTGGTGCAGGTTCTGTAGTAGCTCCTGCTGTATCCAATAACTTTGGTTCTCTGGGGTGGACTGTTGCAACGTCTGCTGGTAACGGAACTGTTCAATTCCTTGGGTCTAATCCGTTCCCAGGGATACTTGTTCTATTGACTACTACTCTTAATGACATGGTGGCTGTTAACCTGGGCACCAGTGTTTTGGAGTTGGCTCACATTTTTATGAATGAGTGGCGTCTTCAAACCGTACAGGTTAATGATGGTACAAATAACTTTTCTGTTAGGGTTGGGCTTCATAATGACGCTGTTGGTGCGGAACCTACAAACGGGTTTTACTTTAGGTACACTTCAGCGGATGGAGCTAACTGGAAGGCTGTTGTAGCTAATGCTGGTGTTTACTCAGTCTATGATACTGGGTTCCCTGCTGACGTTACAGCTAACGGTTACCACAGGTTCAGGATTACTTGTGACGGTACAAACTACAGGTTCTACATAGATGATAACCTAGTGGCTGGACCAGCTACTGCAAATATTCCGGGAGCGGGAAACAGGTACGCACCTGCCTGTAGTGTAATTAAAACTCTGGGTGGTGCTATTAAGGCTGTTAGAATTGATTACTTTGCTCTGCATTACGAGTTGGCCCGGTAACTGATGCCTCCTAATATACTGTTCGTTCTAGCGGATGATATGCGGTACGAGCAGACTCTCTATATGCCGAATCTACGTTCTGTAGTACAAACTCCGGGCACTACGTTTACAAGCGCAAGATGTAACTACGCTTTGTGTCAACCAAATAGAACTGGTTTCCTGACTGGGCAGCTTTCACGTTACCACGGAGTTACTGGTAACGGTTCATTGGGTACAGTGAACGAAGATAACACTCTAGCAAAATGGGTTCATGATAGAGGTTATAGGACTGGTCTTATTGGGAAATACATGAATTCTTCAGATGTAAACGGGCGTCAGCCAAAGCCAGTTGGTTGGGATACTTGGTGGGAAGTTGTAGGAATAACTGGACCTGGAGATGAAGGTCAGAACAGTTATGCGTTTAAACAGAACGATGGGACTACACTAGCTGTAGCAGCACCTGGGTTGCATCAACTGGACTGGATTAAGAACAACAGCCTGACCTTTATTGCAGGGTCAGAACCTTGGTTCTTATACATGACTCCTACAGCGGGGCACGTTCCGTTTGAGCCTTACCCTGCTGACTTGTTTAAGTTTGGTCAACTACAGTACCCAGTTATTCAAGAGTATGACGTAAGTGATAAACCTTCCTGGGTACAAGCTGCTGCCACTCCAACTGAAGATAAGGCTGCTCAATTCAGAGAAGATTATAGGGCTCAGGTTAGAGAAGTGTTTAGTATGGACAAGATGCTACTAAGTATTTTCCAGGCGCTTCCGAATCCAGCCAACACTGTCATTATCTTTTCCAGTGATAACGGACTCTACATGGGAGAACATCGCAACCCTGCTGTAGGGATTGCAAAGGTTGATCCGTATGATGTAAACCTTAGAGTACCCTTGATTATCTCAGGACCAGGGTTTAATACTGGTAAGACATTTGATCAGCCAGTTTATGCTCTACAGGATATAACAGCAACTATTGTTTCCCAAACTGCTGCTATTCCAGGAGTTTCTCCCCAGGGTGGTACTGATCTGAAACAGATTATGGCTAACCCTACAGGGTATGATGGTAGGTACTTGTTACATCAGCGTGGTGGTGGTTCTGGTAACTTTGTGTTATCTAACCTTCCATGTGATTGTGTAACTACCAAGACCAATAAGTTAATGCGGTGGCAGACTTCTGATCCAGATCAGTATGAATTATATGACTTGGTGAATGATCCGAATGAGTTACAGAACCAGGCTTATGCGGGTGGTTCTTGGCTTACTCTTCGTAACCAACTAGAAGCTCTGTTGAATACACTGTTAGCCTGAACAATCTGTACAAATGTCGTCCTCGTTCAGTAACTTAATGTCGTAGTATAGGAAACAGTTTCTACAAGCCTTGGTCTTCTTCACGTACCCGCTCAGTTTCCTCGGCAGGACTATGAAGTTCTTCGACTTCTGGCTCAAGCTGGGATTCTGATCTGGTGATTGATCCATAGAGAAAGTCTAGCCATTCTTTAGGAACGATCATAGTTTCTCCCAGCAAGAAGCTATGCATGAGATACTGTCCTGCGTCTATGACTCCCTCCATAAAGACGTCACGGTGTTGAGCATCTGTACCCACCTTCTGTATGAAGCGGGACTTCTTTTCAATTTGCTTGATAGCAATGTCACCATTCATAATGGTATCCCAATTACTTCTGGCGTCTTGCCATAGCTCAAAGTTGTCAGGTATTACAGGCAACACTTCGTCTTCCACTGGCTCGCCAAACATAACGTCAGCGACTCGAACTGTGAAGATAGGAATTTGTCCTGAGAAGAAACCAAGATAGAAGCACCTTGTCCTCTTAAGAGCTTCCAGTTCTCCATCATTCTCTATGCCAATGAGTGTGTAAACTGTATCACCAATTCGCATTCCTTCAAATGGAATTGGCTTGTTGCCGTCTGAGAACTCAAAGTCCAAAGGGGCACTCACATTTACGTGAGCACCCCCATGAGCTTCTACTGTTGCTGGTGGGATATTAATAGGCTTCAAGCCTGGCCTCCTGTAGACCACCAAGGATTCCATTGATTGGTTTTAGTATCTAGAGAACAGACCCAAACAGCATTGTCTTTTCCTCTAGCTGTGACAATAATTGTGTCACCTTGAGTAGCGGCAGAAGGACTAGAGGTTAGTTCAAAGTCTGTAAAGACGTCATACCAAGTGTTAGGTTCTCCACCTTTATTGGCGTAGAGACAGTTTGGTCCAGTTCCACGGACGAAATAGTATGGAGTTCCGTTGCTTGCTACGGCAACTTCTGGAGTATGCAAATCATCATCCTCTTGTTTGGGAGGCATTGGCAGGTCTGGAATGGGGCAACCAGCTTTAATGAAATCACAAATCTCGGGTCCAGGGCACATAGTATTGAACCAATGATTGTGACAATACTTGATGTTAGAGATTTCATTTAGTATATCTCTATAGGCTACTTTAGCTTCATAGGGGAATGGATCGCCTAATCCTCCGAGGAAACAGACGGCTTCTGATTCGGAGTTTCCAGAGTTAGAACCATTTGCAGAACTGCGAATGCCATGATCACGACCGACGTAAACGTAACCATGAGGACACACAGCAAAATTATAGGCAATGTCGTTCCACCCTTGAGTATCCATATGATAATTCTGAATCACACGCATCTTTGTTGCACAAGAAGCATGTGGGAAGGAACCCATATGAGTTCCCTCCCAATGCCCTGTAGCAGAACGTGTGTTAATTCCTAAGGGAGTAGATTTAGGTGGCCTAGCTCCCCATTCACGTCTACTAACTTTGATCAATAGCTATCTCCCCTTGTCTTCTTCGTATGTACCATGATGGTGCTTTACTTCTGCCATTTCTTTTGTAATATCTTCATCTTCTGACCAGGTTGCTATCAATACTTCATAAAGACGAAATGTTAATGGACTGAATCTAACTGGTGAGCAATGGACACAAGCGTTTGATTTGTCAAGATGATAGTTCTGATAAAAGCACCATAACAGAACTTCATTTACGTCGATCAATTCAACAGCCTCTCCATTTTCATTGTAGCCTGGTACTGGTCCATCTTCTGTTACTGATTCAGATAATTCACCAGGGATCATGACTCAGATTTGTTAGCTATCCTCATGTAGTGCTTCCAACCATTGTTCAACTTCCCCAAGCTCTAGACTCTCTTCCCCAATAGGCAAGTAATCTACATCATCTCCTTCCGTTTCGCTTGCGGCTTCGTTTGGGTTTTCTACGTTAGGGGTATCAGACACGAAAGGTCATAACTTTCTGAATAGCTGATCCAAGGTCAATGTTCTTTTCAGCACAGAATTTGAAGATGCAAAGAGTAGCATGAGCTAGTTCAATGGGAATTCCCATATACTCATGAGAAGAACTATCCTCAATGGCAATTTCTTGAAAAGGCCAACCTTGATTCTCTAGGAGAGTTACTTGTTCCATGAAGAATGAAACTTCATCAGAAACAGTAGTCTCAGATTCATCTTCGTGACGCATTGAATCAATGATTGATTGAACACTATCCCAATCAATCTGGGTTGTTGCTGTCATTTATCTCTTCCTCTATCCAATAGGGTTCGATTTGTTGTGTGATTGTCATACCTGGGTAACGGCTTGGGTCTAGAGAATGTAAGGCATTAAGCCATCTTCTATCTGCCCTTCCAGAATCATAGGCTTGGATCGTTACCTCTATCAATATGCGGGCTTTGAACTTCTTTTCGCTGCGCACGTCCCGTACTATACATTATTTTGGGTAGCTTGTCAAGGCTTTTCTCATCACTTGACGTGTAGTTTATAACTTAAACGTGGCAAGGAAATCCGAGGTTACGTCCAACCCCATTCGGATGTTGCGATTAAGTCGAACTATGACACTAGAACAGTTCTCGGATGCGTGTGGGATACATCTACAGGCTGTATATCTCAATGAGATGGGCATGTATCCTACTATTCTTCCAGCTATTCTGCGAACGATGAAGTATTATGGAGAAATCCCTGAGGAAGCAGAAGAGGAATATCAAGCCTATGTTAAAACTGAACGATATAGTTTCGGAGACAATCATACGCCATACGAACTTGGAACTCCAAGCATTACAGTATCATCAATTAAGACTTTTCGGACCATACTTGGATACTCAACTGCGTTTGGATTTGCAAAGGCCATCTGTATTAACCCAACAATTATCCGACGGGTAGAGTTTGCCAAGGCACTTGAATTTCCAGGACAATTGAACTTTGCACTCCGAGATATTCAAGTACCACCGGATGATATTGAAGAACTAGAACTGAGGCATCAAGAGTTTTATGGAAGATTTAGACTTCGGAACCGACGAACCAGCAGTAGCAAAGCCTGAACCTCCTAAATTAAGTGACGCAGATATTCGTGTTCTCTCTTATGTAGAGCAGTTGTATTGGGAAACTGGGAAGGTGCCCTCTCAGGCTGCTGTAGTAGATGGCCTTGATCCCCTTGCCAGCCTTAAGACTAGAAACCTTGTCAAGAAGGCGTGGGAGAAGGAAAGATTTCAAAGGGCATTAACAGAACGTGGAATAGAATTCAAAATTGAAGAGAAGATTCTCTCACCAAAGCAGATAGTTTTGGTCAATATGCTTCTGAATGTGGGAGATAAGAAGTCTCTAAGACAGAAATTGGAGCTTCTTAAGGTCACAATGGTTCAGTATAATGCTTGGTTACGCGACCCTGCTTTTCATCAATACCTTACAATGCGTACTGAACAGCTATTCAATCACTCAGATCATGAAGCGTATAAGAGTCTAGTAGAGCAAGTGATGAATGGTGACGTTACTGCCATGAAATTGTTCTTTGAAATGCGGGGTATTTACAATCCCAAGGTTACTGTTGACATTAATATTGAAACTGTTGTATATCGCCTTGTTGAAATTGTTGGTCGTCATGTTAGAGATCCCCAAATACTTCAATCAATTGCTAAAGAGGTTGAAGAGTTAGGATTGCCAAAACGTGCCCTCACGGCTTAAAGCAGGAATTAAAAACGAAAAACAAGCGTTTCAATCATTTGCTGACGCTTTACGTGAATCTGTTCGTTTCCCAAACATTAATAACTATAAACCGCATGAGAAACAGCAAATGTTCCATGAGAGCCATGCACCTAAGAGGCAGTTCGTAGGGGGCAACAGGAGCGGAAAGTCCTTTGCTGGTGCGGCAGAAGCCATATGGTACGGCAAGGGTGAGCACCTATATAAGAGGCTGCCCTGGGACGTGCCCACAAGAGGTAGGATTGTAACTGTTGATTTCAAACAAGGCTGGGAAAAGATTATCAAGCCTCTGTTACAAGCTCTAATTCCCAAGACTATGCTTATTGATGGGTCATGGGATCGTAGCTTCAACAAAGACTTGCACACGCTTACTTTGGATAATGGTGCGTTCATAGAGATTATGTCCTATGAACAAGAACTAGACAAGTTCGCTGGTACTTCTCGCCACTGGATTTGGTTTGACGAAGAACCTCCCAAAGAGATTTTCACCGAATGTATGCTCAGGTTGCTAGATACAGAAGGTCATTGGTGGATGACGATGACTCCTGTAGAAGGTATGACGTGGACATATGATGATATTTATTCTAGGTACGGTATTGATCCATATCTCTTTGTTGTCGAGGTTGATATGGACGATAATCCGTATCTTACTACGGAGGGGAAAGAGCTGGCATTAAGTGGTCTTTCCCAAGAAGACCTAGATGCTCGTAAGCATGGTAAGTATATCAGTATCGGTGGATTGATTTACCCTGAGTTTGATCAATATAAGCATGTGATTGAACCTACAGGAACTCCACCTGGCTGGTTACGCTTTGATATGATGGATAGTGGTTTGCGAAATCCAACTGCTTGGTTGTTTGCTTGTGTGGATCGTGAAGGAACGGTTATTATTCTAGATGAACATTATGAAGCTGGACGAATTGTATCTCATCATGCCAAGATAGTAAAGGAAAAAGACGAATCCTTCGGTGCTCCTGCTTATCGTGTTGGTGATCCTAGTATTGTTAGTCGTAATCCTGTCACCGGAACATCCATCCAATTGGAGTACGTTTTCAACGGCGTACCTATTATTCCTGGCAATAACGATGTTTCTGCTGGTATATTACGCCTCAAAACTTATCTCTCAGGCTCCGTAGTTGAAGGGTCTAAGTCTCCTAAACTATACATTTGTAGGAACTGTGTCAATCTGATCTGGGAAATGAGAAAATATCGTTGGAAAAGATGGGCACATAAACAACTGAATTATGAGCGTAACAGGCCAGAAGAACCCGTTAAAAAGGACGATCACGCTTGCGATGCCTTGCGCTATGGTATAGCGTCACGACCAGAGACGGACGATGGCGCATTCGTCCCTGCCACCCACCCCAACTACGGGAGTGAGGCAGTAGAATTAGACAAACCTGTTATTGATAGAGAGATTACTCTAGCCAACAGAAAGTATGCAGACTACAATCTAGGAGAAGATTACTAGTGGCATTTGAAATTCGTGTTGATGGTGAGACAGTTCATGAGATTGACATTGATCCTCGTCTTGTGACTGGTGTTAGTCTTATGTCTGCTCAGGGTGAAGCCGGAGTTGCTGGTTCTCCTCTTTCTGGAGAAGGAAATAACTGGGTGAATCTTACGCTTAAGGTTCAACAGCCCACGGCGCTTCCTGTAGTAGAAGATAATGCTCGTCTTGCAGCAGAGGAAAATAAGGACGAGTATCTTGTTCATAATCCTGTTGCAGTTCAGACAGAAGAGAACATTGGGAAGCCTGCTGAGGATGCTGAGAATCTTCCTGAAGAGAAGGCTGATCCAGGAAATCATACCCCTGAAGAGAAGCCAGCAAAGTCTGAAAAGACTACAGAAAAGGTTCCGGCTTCTAAGTAATGTTCCAGAAGATAGATACTCTTATTGCTTCACCGGGTTGCTGCTTCCTATGTGGAAGTGGTAACAAGCCTCCATATGTTGATTTTGGTACAAGCATTGATTACTACGGAGCGGTAGTATTGTGCCATGAATGTATGGAGGCCGGTGGAGCACTTGTTGGAATGCTTACTGCTGATAAGTATATGGAATCTTTTAAAGCAATGGCTGATTTGACAAAGCGAGTAGAAACTCTGCAATATGAGAATGAAGCTTTGCGTCATGCCATTGAAGAACTCAACTTTGCCAATTTCCACTCTGGCGAAATGATGGTGGTCCTTGATTCTAGCGGCGATAATTATACAGTCAGTGGTGCTGTTGCTGCTGTTACTCGTGTTTTGGAAGGTTCTGAAAGCTCTGATGAAGTATCACGAAGTTCAACAGAACTCCTGGATTCTGGAACGGGAGAGAATGATGAATCGAGTGATGACGAAGGAGTGGACGAGTTACGCTCAACTCCAGACGAGTCAGACTTCAAGTTTAAGCTCTGAAAATGAAGATGTTGGAATGTCTGACGAAGAGGAATTGCGTCGTTGGACAGAATCTCTTGCCAATCCTGGGCTTGGAGAAGAACTAATTGAGTCTTACGGAAATGAGTTCGCCGAACTCGGCCTCATCCCAACAAACGAAGACAACGTTTGAGCATGTAACTGGTGCTAAGTCTCAACGGGAACTGCTGAATTTTGCACAAGAGAAGTTCAGTAAGGCTAAAGAGTATCGGCAACAATTCGAAAATCAGTGGTATATGAATCTGGCGTTCTATTTTGGACGCCATTATTTGCAATGGAATGTTTCAAATGGTACTGCTGCTGTTGCTCGAATGTTTGAACCTCCCGCTCCACCTTGGCGAGTTCGTCTTGTAGTTAACAAGATCAGAGCTTATACTCGTAAGGAAATGGCTAAGCTCACAAAGGAAAATCCTACTGGGTTTGTAGTTCCACAAAGCTCAGATGATGAGGATATTCTAGCTGCGCAGGCTGGTGATCATCTAGCTGAGTTCTTCTGGCGGGAATTGCAAGTAGACCTTCAAATTCGTCGTGCAGTTTTCTGGATGAGTCTTACAGGTACAGGGTTCTTGAAGGACGGATATGATCCGAATAAGAAATTTGATGCTGAAACTCAGGGTAATTGTTTTTGTGAACGAGTAACTCCACTACATATCTTCGTTCCTGATGTTCAGGAAGAAGAAATTGAAAATCAGCCTTGGGTTTTCCATGCTGCCAGTAAGTCTCCTGGCACAGTTGAGAACGTATATGGAGTAACTGCAAAGGCTGATTCTAAGGGTTCTGAAATGATTGAGGATCGGTTCCTCAATGCTATGGGTGTTCGACAGAATAGTAATAAGAACTACTGTTATGTCAAAGAGATGTGGATTAAGCCTGGTGCGGATAAGAGGTTTAAAGAAGGTGGATTGATTACCTGGATTGGTGATCAAGTTCTCCTAGTTCACAAGCAATGGCCTAACGCTCATGGAGATTATCCCTTCACTAAGATCGACCTAATGCCTACAGGTAGGTTCTACTCAGATTCTAGCGTAGTCGATCTAATCCCCCTTCAGAAAGACTACAACAGAACTCGGTCGCAATTGATTGAGGCGAAGAATCGTATGTCTAAGCCTCAATTGATTGCCCCGAGAGGATCAGTAGACCCTAATAAGATTACATCTGAGCCTGGTCTTATTATTCAGTATCAGCCTGGATTCCAACCCCCTGAACCTTTGAAGATGGAGGGTATTCCTTCCTATGTAATGGAAGAGTTGAATCGTACTGATTCTGATATGCAGGACATTTCTTCTCAGCACGCTATTTCTCGTGGTGGTGCGCCTCCTGGGGTTCATGCGGCAGCAGCTATTTCTTACTTGTTGGAACAAGATGACTCAATTTTGGCCTCTGCTATTAGTTCCATTGAACTAGGTGCTGAGAAACTTACGAAGCATTTCTTGTCCTATGTTACTGAGTATTGGGATGCACCAAGACAAGTTCAGATTACAGGACAGAATGCTGGATTTGAAGTTTATGAACTAGATAAGAATTCTCTTGGTGGAAATACAAACTATGTAGTTCAGGCTGGTTCTGCGACGCCTCGCTCAACTGCTGCTAAACAAGCATTCATTATGGAGCTTTTCAAGATGGGTTTGGTTCCACCTGAGAAAACTCTTCGTTACTTGGAGATGAATGAGACTGGCAGGTTGTATGAGGAAATGCAGGTTAATGCTCGTCAGGCTCAACGTGAAAACGTAAGAATGGCGCATGGTGATCAGCCTTCAGTGAATACTTGGGATGATCATATTGCTCACTTGACTGAGCATGATAATTACAGGAAGCGTCAAGAATACGAAACTCTTGATCCTGAAATTCAGACATATTTTGAAGAGCATGTTAGAGGACACAAAGCCTTTGTTCTGATCCATAAAGGTGTTCCACAGGAATTGGTTAATATGGCTCTCCAAGACCCCTCTGGAATGCAATTGGATAGTCTACTTTATCAACCTCCACCGGGACAACCAATGCCGCCGGGACCAGGAATGGGGCCACCACCACCAGGACCACCAAAATCTCCGCCTCCTAATATGCCTGCTCCGGGACCAGTTGGTCATCCACCAATTCCTAGTGGTGGACCACCGCCAGGAAATCCTCCACCGGGAATTGGAGGACCTCATCCATAATGCCTTGGACAGCACAAAGTTTCTCCAAGCATAATAAAGGTCTTAGTCCTTCTCAGAAAATTAAAGCAGCACAGATTGCTAATGATATTCTAGAGAAGGGTGGCTCTGAGGCTAGAGCTATCAAAATTGCAAATTCAGTCGTGGCCCGCAGGCTTACAAAAGGAAAGAAATGAATGGCTAACGCACAAATTGGAAACCGGGCAGGTGTGTCTGCTGTAGGAAATAACGGATTTTTGGCTAATATTACAGCAGATGGAGCTAACACTGTAACTGTTGATGATACATTTGATATTGATGTTGGTAGAAACATTGATATTGTTAATAAGAATACTGGTGCAGTTCTAGCTTCTGCTCGTCAAGTAACTAACATGACTTCTGCTGGAGTCATGACTTATGGTGGTGCAGATGTTGCAGCAATTCCAGGTACTCATGTTGTTGTAGCTCCTGGTACTACAGTTCCATTTGGATATTCTAATTTGAATGGTGGATCAACTCCAGGTGAAGGATTTAATCTAGGTGGGGAAGCTACAACAATTGACCGTCTTCGTAATCGTCTTAATGGTATCAATGCTACTACCTATAGTAATACTGAACTTGATAAAATGACTGAGAACGATATGATTTATGCTGTTCGTTTGTACGAAGCACCGGGGTCTATCAGGTAATGGCTAAGAAAAAGACTTCAACCCCAATGATTTCAGGGAGTCCATCAGAAGAAGCTTCTGAGAAACCTGGGATGGATACTCCTGCCGAAGAATCAGCAGAAGTTGGTAAGCCTCCTGTTAAGGTTACCAAGAAGTCTATGAATCGTAGACTTCAAAAAGCTATTCCTACGAATCAAGCATTGAAGCCTAATAGTAATAAGGTGACAACTTTTAAGAAGCCTGGATTCCAAGCTGGTGGACTTCTACAACAAATTCAAGGTGGGCATCCTCCTTCTCCACAGCATGTTATTAATGTGAATGTTCATCCAGCGGTTTCACGTAGACTTCAAACAAGGAATAAATAATGCCTCCTGCTCCCCCTGCTCCACCAGCTAAGAAAAAGAATCCTCCCCCTTCTACTAATAAACCTCCGCCTCGTGGGGGTGGTGGGGGTGGAAGTATTCCTCCACAATTGCTAATGGCATTAATGGCCCAACAAGGTGGTGGTGAACCACAAGGTCCACCAGGAATGGGACCACAAGGAATGCCTCCGGGAATGCCACCTCCAGGAATGGGTGGTGGAATGGGTGGGCCAGGAATGCCACCACAAGGAGTTCCACCCCAAATTCTTGCATTAATGGGTGGTGGTGCTGGTCCTCCAGGTGGAACTTTGCCAGGAGGAATGCCACCGGGAATGGGTGGAATGGGTGGTCCTCCACCGCCTCAAATGTCTGGCGGAATGGGACAAGGAATGCCTCCAATGATGCAAGCCGCACTACAACGTAGACTAGGAATGTAGATAAAATGTCTGATCCATCAAGCCAGGGGCCTCCTGATATTTCGGCATTTCTGCCAGCACAGGAGACTACAGCTGAAGAAACTTCAATTCCAGAAACTGAAGGCCAGGCCGAGAGCAGCCTTTCAGACGGCTTTCTAGCCAACATTCCAGATAAAGATAGGGCCGTTGTTCAGAGGTACGTCAAAGACTGGGATGCAGGTGTAACTAAGCGTTTCCAGGAGATTCATGATTCGTATTCTCCCTACAAAGAATTGGGAGATGTTGATTCTCTTAAGCAGGCTCTTGAACTCTATCAAATGGTTGATACTCAGCCTGAGGTAGTTTACGAAGCACTTAAGCAGCATTTTGAACAACAAGGTGTTCCTAATGCGTTTCAACAGCAGCCTCCTAATCAGGGAGTACCGAATCAGTTTCCACAGAACGGTCAGTTTCCCCAACAACCTCAACAGATGAATCCACAGTTGCAACAAGCCTTAAGTCCATTCTTGACTCCCCTACAGGAGCAGTTGGCTTCACAGCAACAACTAATGGCTCAAATGGCTGATGTAATTGTGAGTGGACATAGAAGCACCCAGGAACAACAGGAAGATGCTGCGCTGGACGGTTATCTTGATGAACTCCGGCAGAAGCATGGAGATTTTCCTGAGGACGTAATTCTTCTCCATTTGTATCAGAACCCTGGTTCAACTGGTGATCAAGCTATTGCTGCGTGGAAATCTTCAATGCAGCAATTCTTCCCCTCAGCACAACCTCCGCCTCCTGTATTAACAGGTGGTTCTGTTCCTCAAAATACTGTTGATGTTGGTTCAATGGATTCCAAGGACGTTAGGAGTCTTGTTGCCAATGTAATGGCAGCAACTCAGAACCAATAATCTGCAAAGGATAAACAATGGCCCAAGCCACGATGACGGCTTTGACGGCTATTCTGAAGGAAATTTATGAGGGACGTATTGAGACTCAGCTTCAGAATGAAGTCGTTGCAGCCACGAGAATTGAGCGTACTTCCGATGGTGTTGTAGAAACTGTCGGTGGTAAGTATGTGGATTTCCCAATTCGTGTCGGTCGTAACTCTGGTATTGGTAACCGACTCGAAAACGAAGCCCTGCCTGCTGCTGGCGCTCAGCAATACGCTGCACCCCATGTTCCTTTGACCTACTGTTATGGTAGAGTTCGTCTTACAGGCCAGTTGATTGAACTGGCTGAGAAGAACTACCAGTCATTCTCTTCTGCTCTTGATGAGGAAATGAATGGTGTTAAGGATGACGCAGCCAAAGACTACAACCGTCAACTCTACGGTAACGGTACTGGTGCTATGGCTAGTGTTACTGCTGACGGTGCAAACACTGTTACTGTTGACAATATTCAGTATCTTGAAGTAGGTCAACAGATTGACATTCGTACTCGCTCGACAGGAGCTACTGTTGCGGCGAACCGTCAGATCACAGCAATTAACGAAAACACCAAGGTTATTACCTACGATGGTGCTGATGTTACTGCCACAGCAACAGAAGGCATTTATCGTATGGATAACTTTGCGGGTGGAACTTCACGAGAGCTTTCTGGATTTGATCTTATTATCTCAGATACTCTCGTCCTTCACGGTGTCGATCCTGCTTTGCAGCCCAAGTGGAAGGCCACGGTCAAGAATAATCCTGCTGGTGCCGGAACTTTGAGGGCACTTTCAGAAGGTATTATGATTGAGACGTGTGACGCTGTTAGAACTAAGGGTGGAAAGACCACGGCTATCTTTACTGGTCTTGGTTGCCGCCGGGCGTACTTCAATCTCTTGGTTCAGCAGAGGCGTTACACTGACACTAAATCCTTCGCAGGTGGTTTCCAGGGCTTGCCATTTAACTACGGAACTGAGATTCCTGTAGTGGAAGATGTGGATTGCAAGCCTAATACCATGAAGTTCCTTGATGAGCCTGCTTTTAAGATTTTCCGTAATAAGCCCTGGCATTGGGGAGACACTGACGGAACGGTTCTTAAGTGGGTTGGTGGATACGATGCTTGGGAAGGTTTCCTTAAGCAGTATTCCGAACTTGGAACTACTCGTCGTAATGGTCATGGTACACTGAACGACCTTATTGAAGGTTAACAATTCGGCGGGGGTGGGAGTTTCTTGTGTGGTTTCTCTCACCCCCGCTGAGCCATTAGGAGATTAAGTGGACGAAAAGAAAAGACTTATTGAACTTGCAGACGGGTCATACGTTGAATCTGATGTTCTCAATATTGTTGAGAAGATCAGAGCGTATGATCCTAATCTTAATATTAAATATTGCGACCCTGCTCTTGCTGATCTTGATGATGCTCCTTATAAGATCGTGGAATTATGTCCAGATGGTGTTGAGCGAGTTGTATTCTATGTCTGGAAGCTAGATGAAACGATCCTTGAACGAATTTACGCCGCTGACAATGCTTGTAATAATGTTCTTGTCGGGCTTAATAACAATAATCTTATTGCTAAGAAGGCTCAGGAGCGTCGCTATGAGGAAATTAGATTGGAAGATCAAGATATTGTAGCAAGTTACTTGAAATCCCCGAAGGGGAAGTTTAGTTTCAAGCGTCGTGAAGATGATGCTCTAGTCACTATTGACGATCAAGAAGGTAGAAGGCATAAAGTCAATGAACGTCGGTGACATTAAGCGTCGAGCCACTAATATGCTTGGTGATGATGCTAAGTTAGTATTTGAAGATGTTGATCTAATGGATTACATTAATGACGCACAGGTAGATTTATGTCGTAAGACTGACATACTTCGAGGAACACTGTTATTGGCTATTAATGCTGGAGTAGAGTCTTATACCCTTACCTCAGACGTTATTGATATTCAACGTGTGACTTATGCTGGAACGAAGTTGTATAAGACTACTTGGCAGGAAATTGATCTGTTTGATCCCAGCAAGGATACAGCAACTATTGGGGGAGCTACTGGAACGGGAGTCCCTACTCATTATCATAGAGAGGGCATGAATATCTTTCTGTACCCTATTCCAAACTTTACTCAGAATGCTAGTTTAAGAATCTATTATTCTCGTACCCCCGCAGTTCTGGCAGTAGATACTGATACTCCCGAAATTCCTCTTTCTATGCATGAAGATTTGGTGCTTCGAGTAGTTGGTAAAGGTCATGAACAGGTTGAGGATTTTCAGGCTTCTACCAGTAAGATGACTGAGTACGACAAGGCCATTGTATTGTCCCAAGAGCAATCTCAAGAGGGTTCAGATGAATCCTACCCAGTAGTGCGAGATACTGAAATTGGTGTTTGGAGTGGACATTAATGGCTCGTCCTAGAGAGTTCAACGATTTTGAGATTAGTAAATTTGCGGGCCTTGATCTTCGAGGTCCTGTAGAACTTCAACCAGAAAAAACACTTACAAAGTGTATGAACTTTGAAGTTGGGTTACTTGGGGAACTTCGTAAGCGTCCAGGCATAGTTCAACAGCATAGTGGAGCTACACTAACTCCTGCTGGAAATGGAGTTAAACTTCTAGGTCAATTGTCAAATGATACCTATAGTCAGATCATTGCTCAGACAGATGATGTTGCAAGTCCTGGGAATGGAAAAGTATATGCTTCCAGTGATAGTGGAGTAACTTGGGCACAGATTTCAACTCCTGCTGCTGGTACATTTAATTGTGGTAAAGGAATCCAATATGGGGGTAATTTCCATATGCCCTCAACTGGAGGTCTTCAAAGATGGGATGGAGCTACTTGGACTACCTTTAGTACTGGAATTCCACATTCAGTTCTTCGTGGAGTAATTCTTCAGGATAGGTTATTCATAGTTGAGATTAATACTGGTTTTATTAAATATTCAAATGTTGCAGATTTAGGTACATGGCCTTCTGGAAACTCTATTGGATTTAGTTCTGAAGATAGAGATAAACTTGTTGGAATCATTGCTTATAGAGATCGCTTAGTTACTCTTCGTCAGAATTCAATCAACGTCATCTACTTGAATGGTCCTCCAACTTCTTGGAATGTGAAGCAACTTCCATTTAATGTAGGTGTACCTAATGAGGATTGTGCAGTAGTTTATAATGATCTGCTGTACCTTTGCTCATATGATGGAGTTTATCGTACTGATCTAACCCAAATTGAAGAAATCTCTAAACCTATTGCACCTATCTTCTTGAAGAGACGTAAGGCAGTTTTTAGTTTAATTCAAAAATATAATGATACCATCGGATATTACAATGGAAGAGTTATCTGTTCTATGTTGACAGATACTACTACTTGTCGTATGATGGTATTCAATATTGATAACAATACTTGGACAGAGTGGCTTCCTAATATCAGTAGCGGTACTACCTTTGCTTACAATCCTCCTAGAGATATGCTTTCTATTCAGCTTGGTAGGAGAGTAGGTGGTATTCCATATACCAAAGAAGGACTTTATATGTCCTTCAATGATGCTGGAAAGATACATTTCTTTGATGATCAGAATCCTGTGTATGGAGATGATGTTACTGGATTAGCTCCAATAACAACCGTAGTTAGAACTAAATCAACTGATGCTGATCTTCCATCGGAACAGAAGCGTGCAGCTAGATTTGCTGTTAGAGCACATAAAACAGGTGCTCTTGCTAATCTAACAGGTCTATATAGTGTTAATGGAGTAGATGGTCCTACATTTCCTGTTCCTGTTGATGTTATTGCCAAACAGGCGAGACTAAAAGGCCCTGGATGGTTCAGACAAGTAGCATTTGAAATGTCTGATTCTTCTACAAGTTATATTGAGATAGAAGATTTTGTTATTGCAATCAAGAGGAAGAGTGATATTACCGAGGCAGCTACATGAGTGATCCTTATGGATATGGAATTTCTAACCCAACAGATCAGCCTATTTCTTTTGGTGGAGAAGTTCCTATTCCACAATCTATTAGTGCTAATGATCCAGGAATTTCTGCACTTAAAGCCAATGCAGATCACTCTCATGCTCTAAGTATTGGTGGAGTAGATACTCCTTGGTATAATCTTCCTCTAGGACCATTTTGTGGTATTTATGGTGGTGCAGGATTTAGAACTCCACAATATGCTCAGGTAGGTAATATTGGACTTCTTAGAGGATTAGTTGCTTTTATAGGTTCAACAGCTTTCCCTGTCCAAATTGGACAATTACCTGCATCAATGGCTCCAAAAGCACAAGAGGTTGGACTAGCATTTGGAGAAACGGGAATCTTTAGAGTTGATGTTTGGGCAGATGGACAGGTAGTTATGATGATGACTACAGCCGGAGATGCTTCTCCTTCATATCTTTCTCTTGGTGCCCCCTATTTTATCTATGTGATAGATTGATATGAACTTCTTAGAGGCTCTACTTAAACAAGTCCAAGCCTTACAGGGAATACAGGATCAACGAGGCCCTGTAGGGATTCTATCTCGTGGTGCAAATGTTTATGGTGCAGGTGGTTCAATGGCAGCACAAAAAGGAGGGGGTCCGCAGTATGGTCGGAAACCATCCTCCGCTTCTATTCAACGAAGATTGTTTCCATCATAGAACTCTTTAAAGGCTTTGATAAATTGATCCTTCTTAACAGAACCGAGCCAAGGCCATAATATGCAAGCAAGATGTTGGACATGTTCAAACTTACTAATTGAGAGTCTATTAAACCCAGACTTCTCAGTAGACCATGTTCCAACTCCTGTTATATGTTTGAAAGTTTCTAATGTTTCATAATCCTTTTGACCTATGCAGGCCATAATTCTATATGATTTTCTGTTTTTTCCTTTCTCATATCGTTTGTTTGAATAAACTGTTCCTTCTCCATCAAAGAAACCAGCAGACCATGCATATTCCTCTCGGGTTACCATGCCTGCATACTACTCTTTTCTAAATAAAAAGTCAAGGGGTTTTAATGGCTGATCCACTTCCTCCCGAAGTAGTTGCTAATGTAGCAGCTAGGCGACTAGGCTTTGGACAACAACGTGATACTGCCTTGCAGAGTCTTTCGCAGGGTTATAATGAGAATATTGCTAATTTGAATAAATTTGCTGATACTAGTAATCAGCAAATTATGGATCAAATGGGTGCTCAGGGTCTTGCAAACTCTGGAATTAGAGTTGACCAGCAAGGAAAACTGCAACAGAATGTTGCCCAGCGAAGAGGTTTCCTTGAGCAAGGTTATGGTACTGGTCAATCTAATATTCAAAATCAATATGATTCTAATCTAGCTGGTTTGCAGGACTATCAGAATCAACAGGCTAATATGTATCAGCAACAGACTCTTGCGAAGCAACAACAAGATGCTCAAATGGCTTTGCAGCAACAGCAGGCTGATTCTCAGAGAAATGCTCTAGCACAACAGCAATGGTATGCTGCGGCTGCGGCTAATCAACAGAATCAGGGATTTGGTGGTGGTGGTGCTCCTGCTGCTCCTGGTCCTGATCAAGCTGCTTTGGATGCTTGGTATAAGCAAGCTGCAATTAATCAGTGGTACGCAGTAGCTAAGTGGAATGAAGCTATGGCATCTAATAATCGTCAACAGTTTGCTGGTGCTGGTAATCCTCTGGGTTATGCTGGAGCAACATTCCAATGAATACTGATCCAGGAAATCTAAGCTATAATCCATTTGGTGGATCAAATAAAGGTGGTGGTGGAGGGGGTGGGGGAGGACAATCCTCTGCTGGTGGTTTCCTGTTGGGCTTGAACTTGCTCAAAAAATTTGGTGTGGGTGGTAATAAGCAAGCTCTGACTTCTGGCGCTCCTTCACTTGATCAAGCTCCTACATCTCCTGGGTCATCTCTTGATGATCAAATTCTAGCTCTTCAAATGGCAGCTATTGATGCTCGTTATGGTGGAGATGGTGGTGCTTCTGCTGCTGCAAAGAGTTACCATCCTGGTCCTGCTCCTGCAATGCAGCAATATAGTGGACCTACAATTGATGAATTGAATCAGTATACTAATACTGGTCGTACTAATATTGAACAGTCTTATGGTAATCTAGCAAACTTTGTAGCCTCTCAGCTTCCCCAAACACAAGACATTTACAATCAAGGTGGAGCGGCTCAGCAAGCTGCATATACTAAGGCTGCACAGAATATTCAAGGGGCAGTTACTTCTGGACAACAAGCCTTGAATGTAAATCCGGCTTCTGCTGGTGCTGCCGCTGCTGTTGATCAGAAAAAAGCTGTTGCTGATGTTCTAGCTAGGTATCAGAGTACTAATGCTCAGAACCAGTTGTCTGCTGCTCAAAAGAATCAAGCCAATTTGGCAATGCAGGCTTCTAACAATGCACTTCGAGTAACTGGTGATCGTCATGCTGGCGATGAAGCATTATATCGTTTTGTAGCTGGAACTAATCTTCAGAAATCTCAGGCTCAGCTACAGATGGATCAGATTGCTGCGTCCAATAAAGCTAAGATGGACCAGTATAATCAGCAGGAGAGTTACAAAAAAGCTGATATTATGAATCGGGCTGCTGCGGCACAGTCTGGTAATGCTGATAAGGCTCAGGCTGCTAAACTTGACTTGCTTGCTAAGGTTCTAGGAACTCAGGCTAAGGCTGGAACTCATCTTAGTGGAGTTCAGGGTGTTCTAGCTTATGGTAACCAACAAGGTAATCCTAATGCAGCTACTAGTTTTTTGAAGATGGTGGCTGATGCTAGAAATATTGCTGAAACGAAAAATATGGATGCTAAGAATGATCCATCTGGACAGACAAAGACTACTACTGCTCAAGCAGAGTTGCAGAACTTAATGATGGGTACTAAGCCCGATCCAACTGATACTCAGGGTATGATTGATCTTGTTAGAAATACTCCTGCTCTTAGTTCTCTACAGAAGTATGCACTTTGGGCACCACAGCAGGTATATAATAATCAAGAATTGCAGGATCAACTCTTCCCTGGGGCAAGAGCACAAGTAGCTAAACTTGTAGGTAAACTAGGTAATAAGACTAGCTTTGATGATTTAATGAATCAAGGTGTTGCTAAGAGTTTCAAGCCTACCTTTAATATGCAAGCCTTGCAGAAGAATCCAACTGATTATGCTACCTATCAGAATTATCTAAATCAGCAACAGAATTCATCTGATTTGTATAACAGTATGTGGGAAATTTACCAAGGTAAGTATGGATCAGGTATGTAATGGCTGGAATCTACGGTTCAAATGCTCCTGATTATAATATTGGCAAACTCAATCCTAATGATCCAAATGTTTCATATCAGGGATTTGCTCCTGAGGTAATCAAACTAGCTGGACAACTTACCAGACAGAGAGCTAAGGCTGGAATTGGGCAACCAACTGCTCCTGATCCAGGGCTGATTGGGCGTATATTTGATGTTGTTCAGCGAC